GGTATCAGTAAACGCTTCCCTAGAAGCTCTACCTCTACGGAACTCCGGAGGACCCATGCTTAATTCTTCTACTACTCTCTCAAGCTCTCTATTAGTGAACCTTGAGGCATCACGATCTTCTCTAAACTTAGCCAAACGGGCTTCAAAAGTTGAATCGTCATCCCTATCAGGCCATGCAGAAAGAATGTTAGGAGAAGGAGCGTCAGTGCCACGTGTAGCCCGACCAACTCTTAAATCTTCAATAAGCTCGCTAGAATCCAAATCACCAGAAGTAATTTCACCCGCCTCTAAAACGCTACGAGAAATAAGATTCCGATCTGTTTTTGCGGAACGGAAATGATCAACAGTCTCCTCAAGCTCTGCGACCCATGTAGCGCCTCTTTCGTCATCATCCATAAATCTATTTAGTTTATTATCTAACAAATCTTGTAATTCGCCAACATTCTCTAAACTACCAAGATAAACAGCACGCTCTTCTCCATCAATATTAGCCTCACGAACTTCAAACAACAAAGACGTTAACTTATCATCACCATCTTCATCTGGGTAAGCGTCTAAAGATAGATTAAGAGCAGCCTCCAAAGACAATAATTCATCCTTTGATAATGTCATAGTGTGCGCTTCAGAAGGGACAGTGTTATTGTAAATATCAACCTCTTGATCGCCTAACTCTTCCATTGCTCGTCTAGTTCTTGCAGCGTGAGCACGCTCTCTAACTTCTTCCTTGGGCATGTTTAGGAATTCAGCGGCATCATCAAGCGACATTCCGTCCCAGTCCTCATCGCTGACATTAACGTCGTCTAAGCGATTTCCAAGCCTTACTTCTAATACCTCTTCATTTAAGTCTTCTTCTTCCCAAAGATCTCCCGTAGGACCCTGCATGTCATAGCGTCCTTCAACAGAACGCATAGCTCTTCCTGTCCGAACGCTTCCCCTATCACTGATCTCATCTGCATAGCGATCAGTTGCACTAGGGCTAATCAGCCATTCAGCCTCTCCGGCATCATCAGGAACAAAGATTCGGGTTCCATCAGGATCACCATTTAAGGCTACTAACAATGAGTCAAGAGAATCTCTGGATTCAGTGTCTCCAGCATCATCAGCAATCTCTCTAAGGTCTAATATGTCTGAACGAAGCAACTCAACATTTTCATCGCTACCTAAATTAATTAGGTTTCTATCTAATCTTCTCGTTTCAGGATCAGATAACGCATCGTTTAAGGCAATAACTCTAGCCACACCCGGATCATCGTCACCAATCCCCTCATTCACTTCTAGTTCTCTTAAGCTGCTAACTATACCAGACGACATCGCACGTCGTTCTGAATCGTTAAGCGCCGCCATTCGTGGAATTTCACCATCAGGAAGTAAGCTTATTTCCTGAGTAACTCCATTGTGAGTAACCGATCTAACTTCTGAAGATATTCCCTCGCCGTAAACATTAACCAATCCTGCGTTAGGATTCTCATAGTTTTGTATTATCTCATCTAGGTCGCTTTGGCTTCTTACCTTTAAGTGGCTAATGTCCATAACCCCTGAGTTAAAACTATTATCTATGCTAGAGGAATTAAAGGCTTGCCTTACTTCGTTTTCGTCAGCATCAGGCCAAATTTCCCTGTACTCTCTAATAACAGCCTCTCGGTCAGCATCAGAAAGGCCACCCCAACTTCTAGCACCAAAAGAATGGAAAAGTGTGGTGTTTGTGACAAATCCGCCGTCTCCGCCGAGCTCATTCCGTTCAGGATCACGCTTCCATAAAACATTCATATAATCGTGGTGGCCCGGCATGTTTCGTTCAGTAGCACTAGTCGCAGTCCGACTCATTCTCTCTACTTCATCAGCAATGGAGTCATCGTTGCTAAAGAAAACTATAGCAGCTTTTTCTCTTACGGTAAGTTCTCTTCCTTCTGCCTGCGCTCTTCGGGCAGAACGGAATGCGCCAACCTTTTCCCCCATTTCCTTATTTAGACTTTGTATTCTACCAACGCTACTCTCTCGGAAACTTTTCTTCGGCCATGCCGCCTCACCCATGTCGGCAGCATGTACTTTGACAGTGTCAATACCTCCGCCACGCATAAAAGGTAAACCACCTTTAATTAATTCTTCAGAAAACCCTCCTGAAGCCCAACTTACTGGCTGTCCACCAATTGTGGTTTGATAATCTATGCCTAACATCTTGGCGTCTAACTCAGACCTACGCCTATCTGCAGGAAGTTTTAGCCCAAGAGTTAAAACTCCGCTTTGATTCCATGGGGAACTCGGTGGGCTACCTACAAAAACAACCTCGTTAGTATCAACATCAACTAATGCGAATTCAACTGCACCTGCAATAACCAGTTCATCTCCGCTCTTCTCAACACCTGCAATGGTGGGTTTTAAAGTCTTCCTTACCGTTCGGTCTTGACCATCAATGTTTACTACAAAAGGAGGATCTTTGTGGAAAACTCGTTTCTCATGACCTAAAGCTTTTCTAGCCCACTCTAATGAAGCATCCGGATCGTTGGAAATCTCTCTAAGTCTTGCATAACCTACATCTAGATCGCCATCGCCTAAATCCCAATCAGAACGCTCAAAGCCTAAAGCTTCAGACAACTGTTGGAAATAATCAAATTCTCTTTGCATTCTCGCACGCTCAATAGCGCCTTGCACTTCCCAATCCACCTGAGTAACGTCAGTAATAGAGCTATCAAGATCTAAAGTTCCTAACACGCCTTCTTGTGCAGACTGCGCTGACTTGCTCTTCGGAGTAGTTAACCTGTCTGGGTCAACATATTGAACTCCTCTTCCATCCGCTCTTAAGCGTTTGTTTTCGGCTATCTTTGCCCGTGTTTCAGCTATACGTGATCGGACTTTTGTGGCTGGACCTCTCTTGGCCGCTTGATCGGTTACTCGTGCTCGGTATGATTGTATACGTTCTAAGCCGTCTTCTCTATCGCTAACAAACGCACTAACAATATTATCTCTTCGTACTGGGGCTAAACGCCTTACAGAGTTCTCAGCTAAATCTAATAACCTAGTTCCTACTGGTCCATCGTCAGGTAGGCTTTGTAGTTCGCGAAGTTCCCTAAGGTCCATATATCGTCTTTGGAATGCGGTCTTGTCGGGATTCGCCCTAATGTACGCTCGTGCCTGCTCTTCTAGGTCATCTAAATCTGCAACATTATCGCTGACTAGGGTAGTAGAGCCACGGCCACGACGACGTCTGTCCGTCACACGTAGATTTCTAGACCTACGTCCCATTTGAGAATTCATCTCATCGGCCAAACGAATTTGCTCAGCCTCTATAATGCTTCTCATGCGTCTTACTTTGTCAGGGTCTACATCAGAATTTATGTCTGTTGGGTCTGTGCGGAATTGTAGAGCCCTAACTTCGGGAATGTCTTTCCCTCTTTTTATGCGTCGTGGAGTGTCAGCTACAATCTCATCCACAGATGGTAACAATCGTGCTTCACGATCATCTCTTCTTTTCTGTGGTTTAGGATCTACATCAACATCAGGGGTTGCGCCTTTAACAATAGACCTAAGATCATTAAGAGTCCCATCCATCAAATCAGATATTTCTCTTTGAATGTTTTTATCTCCGTCTGGGTTATCAGTTATACGCCCAGCCTCTAAAGCGCTTAAATCTGAAAGCTCCTTAAATATCTTCCTTGTATCTCCAACAGAAAGACTATCTCTGTTAGATTGCACAAAAGACCTTAAATTTCTTAAAGAATCACGCAAAGGCTCACCATCTAAAGAAGTACGCTCTTCAGGAGTTAATGAACGCAACTTTCTAGATTGAGCAATCGTTCTACCTATACCGCTTCCTACTTTGTCTTCAGTTTTTGCTAGAGTTGATGTAAGTGTTTCTTTAACACGTCCTAAGCTTGATATTTGTGTCTTGACTCCGGGGTTATTAGCTCTCTTGAAGGGTTTTAACTTAGCTGCATTAGCAAGGTCTTTCCCAACATTAATGAAATTATTAACTAAATTCTTGGGGAGTGAGTAGCCACAATTAGTTCCGAACTTATCGGAAAATGAGCCACCTCTTCTAGTTCCCGGAGGACAGCGATATCGTTTCAAGGTAGAGTCAAATATTGCAGAAGCGCCACCAGCGACATCGCCAACAGATTCAGCGGTAGCGCCAAATCGTCTTCCTGCCCTGCGCAACTTAACTTTCAACTCTAAATCTGCACTATGTAGTGCTGCATTAAACTTAGCAGCTTTAGTATCAATAAAAATGTGGTAAGAATGTGCAGAAGACTGGTCTAAATAATTTTTAGTTAGCGATTTAGCTAACAAGGTTTTTTCGTTTGGCTTGTCGGAGACCATCTCAAAAATGGGTGCGTCTTTCGCTCTACGTGGAGCAGACCTTGACAAGAAAGTATTGTAAACCCACTGAGGGACCAACTTGGTTATGTTTCCAGACTTAACCTTTACTAGTGCATTTGTCTCGTCTGTTGCAGGGACATACTTGTTATTAGTAATATCACCAAACTCAACATCAAACTTTCCATCAGAACTATTAACAAATTCAAGCAGCGGAAAAATAATATTAGGCGAACGGCCTTGCTCGGCATTAAACGCTCTAATGGTGCCTGCACGAGTCTCGGGAGAAATCTCTCCACCAACCCTACTTACTTTAACAACACCAGTATCTGGAATAGCTATGTATGTGTCTCTGATTCCTGTTCCAAACGTACGTAAAGAATCAATACCAACAACGCCTTCTTTATAAGTCGTCACAAACGAGCCATCAACCATGTCGTCAAACTCGTCCATTTTGCTTAAAAACTCTTCAGAAACCATTGGCTCTAAAATAACTCCGTCTCTACGGACAAACCTAGGGCCAAATTCTTCTCCATCAAACACACGACCTAAAATAAGATCTGTTGATATCTGTCGTCTAGTGGGGCTCCCCTTCTTGGGGGCGAAAGGTATTTGAGCAGCACGAATAACTGCGTAAGGGTTGGAGTTGCTTCTAAGCTCCCCTACGCTTCGCACCATGCTTGCATCTCTAGCTAAATCGGCAAGCGCTCTTTGGGCGTCAGCATTTAACGAACCCGGACCCATATCCGGAAGCGCTAGAACCTGAGCACCACAAGTAGAAAATGTTTTATTTGTAAATGTCCCACCTTTTTGGAAGCCGGGGGGACATCTGTATTTGTTTCGTGCACCACTTCCAGCGCCTCGTATAAGTCGTCTAGCACTAGGGAGTCCACGTCCACCGCCCGGAGTTAATGTCTCATAAATTTGAGATCTAACTGGGCTTCTAAAGTCAGAGATATCGCCGGGCAATAAAATACTTCCAGCCGCCTGTAGGGCCTGTCCAGCAGCACTACCGCTTCCAATAAGTCCAACTTTTTTAAATTCTATTTCATTGCTGGCAACTCTAACTTCAGACATTCTGTTAGCAAACATAGCGGCTTTCATTTCCACTACGTTCTGTCGTCCTGCTATAGGCTGAACTAAGATTCCGTCAAATAAGCGAGACTCACCAACCATAGCTCTAAGGCTATAGGTTTCTGGATCAAGGTAGATACCATCATCTTTCTTTTTACGTTTACCACGCTTTTTGCGTTTTGGTTTCTTCAAAAATCTTCTAGCTTGTCCAACTATAGGGCCAAGTTTTCCGCCTTCATGATGATTGCCTTCATTCGGCCATAGCCCTGTTGTCTCATGATGTAGCCATGCGCAAATTCTCTCAAGAGGATAAAGCTCAGGATGATTAGCTAAAATAACAAGGCACCTACGAAAACCTCCGGGTTTGCGCATAATTGGTCGCCAATATTTGATTAACCGCTCTAAGTTTCCTCGCCTTGGTCCTCGTCCTCTAAGGATGTCACCAGTGATGCGTTCTTGCGGAAGGTCTAGGATAGCTTCATGTGGAGCTTTGGATTCAAAAATTGTCATCTACCCGTCCCAATCCATGAACATTTACAGAGATATTCTATCTCTGGAAAACCTATAGTTGCTTTTATTTCTCGGATTTTTATTAAAATCTGAGCGTTTTGCATCGGACCCTCCTAGATCAAATTAGGAAAGACCGTTATCTCTTTTAAGTTCCTCAAATTCCTTCAAGGCTTCTTTAAGATCAACGTCAGCGTCTTCTAAACCTTTTTCATCTTCAAGTCGTGCCGCTTCGTCAGGGGCATCTGCTGGAGGAGAGCCTTCTTGTAACCAGTCCGCAGGAATAAGATCATCTAAGCCAAGTTCTTCTGCACGCTTCATAATGTGTGCCTTAGCCGCTGCTTTATCTCCTGCACGACCAAACGCTTGAATGGCATTCTTAAGATCAGCTTCATCAGCGATTGGGAAAGACCCATCTTCTAAAGCTTCTCCATTTTCAGCCATTTCTTCACGCTGTTCACGAGAGTACATTCTCTTTATGTTTAGCTCAGCTTCAAGTGCTTTAATTTCTTCATCTTCTGAAAGTGGAGACTCAACAGAATATTCATCATAGCCAAGTATTCTTCCATCTGTAGAAACAAACACATCATAACTCTTTTCGTCAAATGTATTAACCTCAACGACGTAAACATCTTGCTGGTTAAATACATCTGCTGTAACGCTGGATGCCTCTCCACCAAGTGTTTTGATAGCAATATCTTCAGCATCATGCGTGGAAATTATGTCCAATGACTTTTTAGATACTTCCTCTAGAAGTTCGTCATCAATTTTTAGCCATCCAAGTTCATCACCTTCGCCAGAAAGGAAAACCTCAATAGCAGAGTTGTCTGCACGCTTAACATCAACAACAAAAATATCATCAACGTTTGAGTAGCCAGAACTTATGATCTGTGAACCTTCATACGACTTCATAACCATTTGCTCAATATCAGCAAGTCCGGGCAGCCCATCTTCAGGAGCGCACCCTCCTCTACAGAAATCACATGGTGCTTGTACAGATTTACGTTGGAAACCACAAAGGAAATCTTCGCTTTTTTCCATACCTTCCATAGGGGCACGTTCTAAACGTTGCGCTTCGCCTTGTCCAGTTCGCTCTAGGTAAGACTCATGAGTTTGACATGGCATGAATTTTCCATCCATTTCATGATAGCCTTCACAACCTATTTCTAAAGCGGCCTCTGCTGCTTCTTCAGCGGAGTCGTAAAACTTTTCTTTTCTTTCTAAGGTGTCTTCTATTGGCATGCGCCGTTTTGGCTTTTTACCATGCCTACGCCAACGCATTCCATACCCTTTTTTAGAGTCTTCATCAAACACCTGAATCATTTCGTATGCATCTTTTGCATCTTCATCTAATTCATCGTATTCTTTAATGCTTAGGTACTCACCAGCATGACACTTATCATCAAAGTCGGACTTGGCTAGGAAGACCTCAGGTACATCTGGGTTTTCTTCTTCGTCTTCGTCTGCTTCTCGTTCTAACTGCGCATAAATAGCAGCAGCCTTTTTGCCAATTTTGCTAGGCTTTTTACCCTTCAAAGGTTTCATGGGGACACGCTCTAAACGTTCTCCTTGACCTTCTTCGTCTTCATCAACTTCTTCGTCGGGATCAAGATCTTTTTCTTCTTCGTCTTCAACAACTTCTTCGTCGTCTTCAACAATTTCTTCGTCTTCTTCCTCAACAGCTTTAACTTCAGTATCCTCAAGTTGAGCCTGAAGTTCTTCAAACTTAGCTAGCTGATCTTCTGTTTTTTCATCCATTATAAACTCCTAAAGTCTCTCAACTTAGTCTACTTAACACCATTGTTGGTGTCAACTTGTTTTTCATATCTTCCAGACACAACAGGATCAAATGGTAATACAGCTAAACCCTTAGCTACACGATCCATTATTGTTTCATGCTTTGCTCTGCTGGAGAAGAAAAGATCAACCCCATTTTTTACTTCTTGTGCGTACACAGGGACACGTCGCATGCTGTCTATGACATCAAACTTTTCTTCCCCTTTGCACTTTACATTAACAACATACCCTGAAACTGACTTTGAGGACGCCATAACGACTTCAATTTCTTCTTCACGGTCTTTTGTTAAGAAATCTTCAACCAAATCAATAAGTGCTAAAAGAGCTTCTCTTTCTTCAGAAGCGCCTTTCAAAGGAAGCATTGCACTGTAAGCCATTAACAATAGGGCCATTGGGTCTCTTTTAACGTTGTCTAGCCAATTTTCTTTCTTGTATCCACCGTGACCTTTTGTCTCGGTTTCACAAGAACATGCTCCCGCATCTTTCTTGCCTACAGTTGAGTCTTCAGAAACCTCTGCATCACTAACGTAGTCATTGTACGAACTTACGTTTGAATTGTTGTCAAACGCTCTAAGCGCTTCTAAATACGTGTCACGATCTGAGCAAGGCCAGAATTTACCATCATAAGAATGGAATCCTTCACAATTTAAGGTCATTGCCCACGACATGGCTGCTTCTTCACCAGTGAAACCAAACTGAGTATTTGGTTCACCATTGTCTTCTCCGCCATCACGCATGAGAACTGGTCGTGTATCTTCTGTTTTTGCACCTGACATTGGACTCCTATCCATTCTTTCGGCCTCTGTCTCAGATTGAGGCATGGCTTCTGGCACACCACCATAAAGGGGTATATAAGATGTGATAGGTTTTACCCGAGATGGTGCACCTACCATATAGCGATTACCCTGTCTATGAAATCCAGCCTGCCACGTCATTCCGGGGGCGGACTCAAAAACAACAGTGTTTTCGTCCATATTTAAAATTTCAATTGGGCGATTTAAAGCTTGAGACAACGCTGTCCTAAGAATTTTCTTAGGATCATTTGGGTCTCCCATGTGCGTATTGTTTAATCCGCCTTTTTCTTCAGTCATTTCTTTAGAAACTCCTCTTTCTTCGTTTTTAACAGAAATAGTACCTGTGAGTTGGTTAGCTCCATGTAAAACAGGTGAAATTTCATAAAGTTCTACTTCTTTTAGAAGATTTGCTTGTCTTCCTGCATCAAAATCAGCATTTATGGTTTTATATCCAATTGACCATTCTTGTTCTTGGTCGTAGAAAGCTACATTTGCGAAGGCTTCACGACCTCTTTCAGTGTTTAAATTAAACTGAACTTTAGCAAAAAGTCCACCAATTTTAGCTTCTTTCATTTTATCTGGAAGCCGAGGATCAGATGCTGGAACTTCATAAATTTCTATAACTTTACCAATTGGTTGATTCCAGTCATGACCCCACACAACACGTGGTTTTCTTCGCTTTAATGAGGCATTAAATGCTCCGGGAAGCACAATGTCGCCTACAGAGTCTTTATTTCCCACACCAGATACGAAGCATTCTACAATACCTTGTGCTTTATCAATTCCAATTTGCCCAGAAATGGCTTTAAAATTAACGTCTGTTTCGTTAACGCTATTAGCGCTTAATGGGGCTAAAGTTACACTGCTCATGGTTAACCTCTGTGTTTTTGATGTCCGAACAATACTATATTACAGCATTATTTAAGACCGTTCAAGCACACTTTATATAAATCCTTTATATAAATTACTTAGAGAACTTTAAGAAACATCTACAATTTATTGTTAAAGAAGGCGGAGCCACTGGATCTTTTGGAAAACGTATAGGAATTCCCTCAACAATAAAGGGTTCAGCTACCGGAACTGAGTTTCTATTTAGTATCCTATGGCTTAATCTAACCTTATCATCCTGCATAGAAAGCCACGTTTTTTTCAATGAAGGGAACTGTTTTCTGTCTGAAACAGCAGAATCATACACACCCATATTATATGAACCTAAAATGGCCGTATCTATAATAAGTTTTCTGCGTTTATCCCTAAGTTTATTGAAAATAGCTTTAATGAGTGTGTATGCTAAATATGCCTTAAGCGCAATATCAACATCCCCACTATCGTTCTCTAAAATACTCGCTTCAGTTAAAGCGCTAACTATTTGGTCCTGTGTCGTTGAATTAAACTCATTGACGGTTGCTATTTGTTGAGACAGGGCCGCATTAGCAAAAGTTTCTTCAATAGAAGCCCCATACCCTTCTTGAACGTTATCCTTAGCACCAGTTTCGTAGGCTTCTTTCATTCCGTCTACTAAAGGCTGAGATGTTTCAATAAGCTCTGCCATAGAAACAACTGAAGAAAAATCGGCATTTGAGCCTAGACCAATCAAAGCTAATGTTGTGTCTTCTTCTAGTTTAGCTAAAGCTAATTCTTCTTGGGCATCTATGACAGCATCTACTGTTTTTTTGTATTTATCCTCAAGAGAAAGGACCTGTCGTTCAACTTTAGTTTCCCAATCTAACGACTTTAGACTGATCTCAGAAAAGGGAGACTCTTCCTACCCTCAGTTTCTTCTTCTAGCTCAAAACCTTCTAGCTCTGTTTCATCTTCTTCATCTTCTAACTCAAAACCATCTAACTCGCTTTCAACATCTGCTGCCGCAAGTTCAATGTCGTCTGTACCTGAAACCGTACCAAGTGGAACAAAGCCCCCTTCTTCTGGGCTAAACTCTGTAGCAATTGATTGTTGGGCTTGGCTTGCTTGTTCAGTTAGCGGAACTCCTGCTTGAAGATTCATAGGGGCAGGAGGCTCTTCCATAGGAGCGCCTTCAGGTCCAGCTGGAGCACCAGCCGGAGCACCTTCAGGGCCAGCCGGAGCACCTTCAGGACCCATAGGAACAGCCCCTTCAGGAGATGCCATTGGGTCAGCGCCCGGAACTCCGGGCATTCCTGCTCCACCTGCTGCTGCCATAGGATCTTGTTGAGCAGCCGCTGGATCTTCCATTGGTTTTTCTGTGTTAGCAATAGGTGTAAGATTTGGATTAGCAAGAATAGAATCAGCCAATTCGGCTTCAACCTTTTTCCTGTCCGTTAAAGTCCTGTATTCGTTAACACTAATTAGTCCTTGTTGGTATTCTTGTAAATAAAAGCCGTGTTGTTCCTGTTTGGTTAAAATTAGGATAGGAACACCAGAAACATCAAAATCCACAAAATAAATTGGATCAATTGGGTCAAAAGATCTAGCAATGAGATCAAGGTGCGGCTCCATTGTTTCCATCCAGAAAACCTTACCCTCTTCCATAGCGTTAGAGAAAGTTCTTCCTGAAGAGTTGCCTATAATGGACTCTGGTACACCGAAAGCAGCAAATATTTCTTCTTTGTTGATTGTCCTCATTTGAATATAGGCCGCATCTCTAGGGCTTGCTGCTGTGTCTACAAAATCAGCACCGTCATCTGAGGCTATAACTCCTACTGCCCCAGCCCTAGCAATGTTTCCCTGAAAACGAGACCTAAGCTCGTCTTTATCTTCTTCATTTATTTCGCTTCTTAAAACGAGGAGACCGCCCGGTCTACCATCGTTTATGAGGAAGTTTCTATTATAAATCTTTGCAAGATTCTCTACTTCAATAGCCACCCCAGCGGATTCCATTGGAGTCATTGACAAGTAAGGATCTAATGGGTGAGGGCGACGTATCCATATTACGTTTTCGGGCTTAATTACTCGTGTGTCGCCTTGAGGTAGTTTTACCTCGTACCCTTTTACGAACTTTTTAATATCTGGAATTGGTGCAGTGTCTGCTGGTGGTAATAAGTGCAAGGCAATTGGGTCACCAATCTTATTCCTAACAATTTCAATAAAGACACCTCTGGTGCTCATCAAAAGTTGTGCGGAAAGTCTGTATCTGAAAGCAAACGCATTTTCACCAACATTGGTTGTGTTGTTAAAAATCTCAAGTAATGGGGCTTCTGTGATAACTTCACCAAAAGGGTTGTTGTCTTTTCGGAAGACCATAGGTAGTTTTGCTTGGTTTGAAGCAATAACGTCAATGCACCGATAAACCCAAGTAACTTTTGCTACACCATCTTGATAGGCTTTAGTGATGTCCCAACCATCGTGGTAACCTGTTTTAGGCTGTAAACTGGGGCTATATGAAATAGGGGCACCAACAGAAATTGGGGCCGCTTTAGCAGTTGTATCTATACTTTGAATTGATTTGTTTTCTGGCTTATTCCACGCCATTATTCAGCCCCTAAAATGTAACCATAAATGGCACACGCTGCGCCACCGCTTGCAATACCTAACCCTAAATGAACTATACTAATACCAAGACCTAATGTTATTATACCCATACAAATTAGGGAATGAGCGGCTACAGAGCGATTAAAATACCTCTTTAACGTTTTCATATAATTAGTTTATCAGTATTTTGTCAAGGAGACAACTAGAAAATGGCGCTAACGAAAGAAGAAGACTGGGAAGCGATAAATGAATGGCTGCAACCAAAATCCTCGGATTATTGGGTAGAAGCTCCCTCATTAACCCAAAAAGTCTTTTTAAAGACAACCGCACAAGAAGTTTTGTTTGGTGGAGCCGCAGGTGGTGGAAAAAGTTCCGCACTTTTGATGGCGGCACTACAATACGTGGATGTACCTAACTACTCTGCTATTCTTTTTCGTCGTACTTATGCCGACTTGTCACTTCCCGGAGCGCTAATGGATAGGTTTAGGGAATGGATATCTAACTATGATGACATTCATTGGAATGCTAACCAATACACAGCAACCTTCCCAAGTGGGGCTAGGGTAACATTTGGTTACCTAAATAACAGTCAAGATTACCTGAGGTATAAAGGTTCTGAATTTCAGTTTATAGGAATGGATGAGGTTACCGAAATTAGAGAAGCTGACTACAGGTACCTTTTCTCTCGTTTGCGTCGCCCATCAACTGGACCATTGGCCCAAGTGCCGTTGAGGATGAGGGCGGCAACAAACCCTGCACCAAACTGGGTGCGTCAAAGGTTTCTTGTAGAGGGCAACGAAAAAGGACGAATATTTGTGCCCTCAAAACTTACTGATAACCCCGGAATTGACCCAGAGTCATACCGTGCGGTTCTTCAAGAGCTAGACCCAGTAGAGCGAAAGCGATTAGAATTCGGTGACTGGTGGGCCACGACATTAGGGTCTATGTTTGATAGGACCATGTTTGAAATTGTTGAACCAGCAGAAGTACCTGATTTTGATTCAGATACGCAAATTATAAGGTTTTGGGACCTTGCCGGAAGCGAGCCGTCACCATCTTATCCAGACCCCGACTGGACAGTTGGGTGTTTAGGTGCGATGCATGATGGAATATTCTACATAATGGATATTAGAAGAATAAGAGCAAAAGGTGATAAGGTTGAAAAATTTATAAAAGCAACAGCCGAAGAGGACGGACCGGACATATCTATTCAGATGGAACAAGAACCCGGATCTGCGGGAAAAAATCTTATAGACCAATACGCACGATATGTGTTGCCGGGGTATGCTTTTACTGGTCAAAGAGCAACAGGAGATAAAGAGACAAGAGCTAAGCCAATGGCTGCTGCAGTTGCTAATGGTAACGTGAGGTTGTTACGAGGTAACTGGAACACAGACTTTATTGATGAAATGTCAGCATTTCCAGAAGCAAATGTCCATGACGACCAAGTTGATGCCTCTGTGCACGCTTTTAATTTATGTGCAGGATTGGGAATGGGGCTGCGTAAACGGGTAGAAATAATCGTTTAATTAACGCCCATAGCTTCCATAAGTATTCTTTGGGCATCATATAATCTTTGTTTATATTCAACCCTATCAGGATCAACACGGTCTTTCGCCGCTTCTATTGATGCAAGGGCGGCAACCGCTACTTCAAATGAAAATGTTATCGTTATGTCTTCTTTGTCATCCATTAGAAAAGCGTTTCTGTTTGAGCAACCCGTCCACTGCGTTTTTGCTTTTCTCTGTCTATGCATGGAGCATGCGCCCACGCTTCTGGCTTTGACATGAAGGCTAAAGAATTACTACCTCCCTGTTCACGGACTTGCGCCCAGCCACTTACTTTTCTGTACGCACCAACTTCGCCAATCTTTACAGGATCTCCACAAAAATAGCATTCTGTTTTACGAAGATCTTTCATCTATACCCCTAAAAGTGTTTTGAATACAGAGATTTTTTCTCTATGAACGAAGTTATCTAACTCAAAAGATTGCTGTATGCTTTCTAGCTCATCTATGTTCCTATGGAAATCATAAAACTCACAAATCGCATTATACAGTGCCCATTTTGTCTCACCAAATGTTCCCACATTTCTCTCAGAATTACACAAGTCCATTATTAACTCATGAACCCCTTCTGCATACTCTCTTTTCTTTTTAGTATTAGCTTTCTCAAGGCTCCACTTACTGCTTAGGACTTGAAACACTTGGTAGTCCCTAAGGGGGGCCGATAAATCTTCTATTGCGGTGGTTAGTTCTTTAGTCCACTGGTTTCTCATGTTTATAACCTGTGCTGCTTCTTCTAACCTATCCGTTGCATGAGGGGTATGCCGTTTGCGTAAAGAAAAGTCGCTTAAAGCAGAGTCGGGCGCTATTCGGTACACACATGATGTACTCCTACGAATATCTAAGTTATAGTAACAAATAGGAATACTACCGTCATGCGAAGTCATTACAACAATATAGTTGTCTACTGTGTCAGATTCAGAAACATTTTTAGGGTGTAAGTTTAACTGAGTAGTTCTAATCGTAACATAAAATTTTCTACCACCATCCAATACTCCTACACTGTCTAACGCTGCTTCATTATTTGAAGCGCTGACAATTGCCATGGCTTTATCAAGAATAGTTTCATTAGGAATGACTTGGTAGCGTCCTTTGACAACTTCCCAGTTAACTAACTCTAGCGTGTCAGGATCAACTCGTCCTGTAACAAATCTATCTTCAACCGTAACGAACTTTCCTCCAATGACATCTTCAACCTGAACAGGGCTGAGTATCACATCGTAGTCAGCATGGGCTTCTCGTAAAAGCCTCTCTTTGGACATGGCGTTTGGTACGGGGTACCCTAGTTTGTGCCACGGAGGAGAATGGTTTGTCATGTGTTGTAACCAACTTCTTTTCCATACCTGCTGAATATTTTTTTAAGGTTTATCTTAGCGATTTCATCTAATGAATAACCAAGCTCCCATGCAAGCAATGCTACATACCAAAGCACATCGCCTAATTCTTTAGCGATTTTCTCTCGGTCGTTTTCTGAAATTTCGGCATCGCTATCTCTAATTATTTTTTTAATAATATCTGCGACTTCTCCAGCTTCGCCAGTCAATCCAAGAGCAGATACAACAATGGCATCTTCCTGAGAATACTTAACTGTAGCTTTAGCGCCAACTTGATATGCGTTAAGTTCCATTCCCATCTTAAACCTGTTCTTTGTGCCCTGTAGGCCTTTCTATATGAATATCTTCTCCTGTTGGGGATTCAATTGGAACCCACGCTGGAGAATAAGTGTGTTGTTTTATTTTACGCATTTTTACTAAGGAGCCATCTTTTAGAACATCAAACTCATCCCAAGTCATGCCCATCCTATTACGTAGTTTATCGTCTGAGTATCTTCCCGACGCACAAATACGCTGAATCAATCGTGACAAAAACTTAGAAATAACTACACCACGGTAGCGATTTAAGTCAATGTGTAACAAGATTGCTTCTATTTTATCTACGTCAACGTAAACAACAGGAACATTTTTAATTTTATTTTCATTAGCAATAACCCATCTGTGATAACCATCTATTATGGTCCCATCTTTTTGTGCTATAATTGGGCTAAGCATACCGTACATTTTAATAGAGTTTGTCAACTGTTTAAAGTCGGGCTTAACAATATAACATGTGCTAGTCCAATCCGCTGGGCGTAAACTATCTCTTTTTACCATTTCCATGATTATCTCCTGTCGTCTTGTTTGTCAAGGGAATCAGCATCTGCTAATCGTAATTCTTCGGCTTTTGCTGCTGCCGCAACACGTTTACTATGTGCTCGTGTTTTAGGTCCAACTGGAGACGGGGTGTCTCCAATAAAAGAATGAAGCAATATCGTCCTTAAAAGATGATCAATTGGATATCCCCAACTATCTTTAGCGTGCTTTTGCTTAAACTTATGAGCAAAAGCTAATGCTTCTCTCTTAAAGCCGGGCGTTACCATGTTTTCTTCAATACACATTTTCACACCGTCCCAACCTAAAGCTTCATACCCATCTATCATTTTTTCTATATTAAACTCGCTCCAAAGTTTCATTTGTGCGTTTAATGGCTCATAACATCTGTAAAGTTCATCAAAAAATTCTGGCTCTGTTCGTAGAACATCCATTATTCTTCTAGATGCAACCGAGTGTAAAGGTATACCTACCCTTTGATTAGATCCACTCATTCCTGCATAATCATAGTAGTCACAATAAGTACCGTTGTGTTCTTCAACAATAAACTTTAATGCATCATCGGCAGTCCAATCATATATCACTTTAGCAAATTTAAGTGGAACAGATTTAGGCATGCCGAATGGATGGTTAATGTAATTCTCATGTAGTTTCTGAACTACCGTACGGTAACGCATCATAGATTCGTTTGCTCTAATCCCAGTAACAAACGCAACCTTCCCTTCTTTTCCCTGCAAGGTGTAAGCATCTATCCCAAGTGGGATTGGCTCTGCTGGGTCTAACCCAAAGTGCTCTGCACGCCAACAATTGTCTGGGAAAGGTCTACATAAACGACCTTCTCGCTCTCTCATTTTTGACCATAACAATATGTACTCTCTACGTCCCAAAACCCAAAGCTCTTGCGCTTGAGGGAGGCAATACCATTCAAAGTCTACCCAATCGTACTCTGCTACTTCTTTTACGAAACGGTCTACCGATGGGGATAGAAATTCTTCATCTCTAAAAATTACCTTAACAGGACCAAGACCACGCTCTTCGTGAACTTCCTTTGCTAAATATAGACAAGCCGTTGAATCTTTGCCTCCAGAAAACTGAACACACACTGTATCAAAAGTGTCGTATACGTGGCGAATTCTTTGCCGTGCAGCCTCAACGCAATCTATATCTAAAAACATTCTCCTTCGGGTCATGTTACGCCTCCGAATGAGAATCTATGAAGTCTAACAATCTTTCAGTAGTTGTTTCACCTACAAAAGCTGGATCGTTTTTTAACCACCTTAAAAAGCTGTACCATTTAGCTTGTTCCTCAGCAGTTGAAAAAACTAAAGTAAACTGAATAGCCGCTGATTCGCCGCCACCTACTTTAGTGGCTGTACTACCTTGTGTAACAATTGTTTCCGTATCAACTTTAGGATTTATTGTAGGCCCAGAAGAAACAGGCAATGGGCCTTCTTCTTGGTCGTCTTCCTTGTCCAAAATAGGGTTAGTTACTACAATCTCTGGAGCTATCCAACCAGTTCGTCCCATATCTTTATCTGCTTCGTCAATGTCTTTATAAATAACATCATTTTCCATTGATGCTAAAGCAAAGTCATCCCAGCCTAAAGAATTAAAAAGTTCCTCATCTAGTAGATCGCTTCCCGACACTTCTGAAATTAAATCAAAAAGCAACTCACTGTCAGAAGACCCAAGCTCAGCAATTTTATTGTCAGCCAAAGCAAACGCTAATGCTTCTTCACTGTCTAAAGCAACAACTGAAACTGCTATTTCTGACCACCCTAATTCTTTGGCGGCTCTTAACTGATGGTTACCTGCTATAACTGTATGTGTGCCATCCGCTTCTTTAACTGCTACAATTGGCTTTAACTGTCCAAACTGATTGTACGAAGCTTTTATTGCCTCAACATCCCCACTTCTTGGATTTCTTTCCAAGGGAGTTAAAAGGTCTACATCCATCGCTAAATTTTTAATCGCATCATCTATTTTATGTATCATTAAAATTGCACCTGTGCTCTCACATTTGCTGCTAGCGTACGCAACGCATCACACGCAGTTCTTAAAGAATGAAGTCTTTCTCGCTTTGCCTTAACTAAGGCTTCTGCTACAACAACTTCATAATAAAGTTCACTTGTTTTGTAACCAGCCCAACTCTCTTTTTGCTTTACGGCTCCTTCAGCCGCTAAATACTCTTTATACCACTGCTTTTTATACGCAGCTTCTTTAGTTGCGTGATCTTTTGCTAAAATCTCAAAGGCTTCCGTTTCAGACTCAAGTTCACCAGTAAATCGTATAATCTCAGACTCAACCTGAGTAGAGCTTATTGGGGTGTTTCTATTGTATGGCCTATCAAACTTATCCTCTTTCATAGTCTTATTGTACTCTCTTTCTTAATAAAAAGCAAATTTTAAATGGTCAGATTAACTATAGACTGATCAACAATATCCCAATCAATTTTAACTAAAGCGCTAAGGTCAAAAGACTCCTGCATTTCGTAGTCATTCCCCTGTAAATGTGATAAAAGCATTTGTCGTAGTACCCACGCATCGCATTCATCATCAGCGCCCGAACCAGACCAAACTATACCAGTCTTAGCTGAAACATGGGAAACAACTTCAGACTTGTTTGCATTTCCTCTTCCAGTAACAAACTTAGCCCTATTGGTTGGTGGGATTTCTACAAAAGGTATCTTTGCTCGGTGTAGTTGTAATCTAACTATTCCCCCTAGTTCCCCTTGTGCGTGAGCGTGACTACTTCTCTTAGCGAACGCATAGCCTTCTAGCGCAACAATAGGGGAAGGAACATCTGAAATAAGATTTTTAATTTCTTTACTTATTTCATCTAGTCTTTCCATACCCTTAAGTTTTGATTGGACCGTTCCAGTTCCATCAGAAGTAGCCCAACCTGTAGAGGTAAGGCTCAAATCCAACCCGACAGCAGATGCTTCATAAGTCATTGTTCAAGCCAAAAAGGTAGAGAAGAATAACCTCTTTTCCAACAACTTCGCACTCTCTCTGCTTCTTTAAAGTGCTCTTTCGTATCACACCAACTAGGGAGGTGCAAACCTAAAAGTTCTGACTCTTTTGGGTTCTCTGTTATTCGCATATGGCACTCACGGCACACAGCCAATAAGTTTGCACGATCTAAAATGCTTCCGCCTTGAGACCTATTCACTAATTCATGAATATCAACAGGCTTGCGTGACATTATTACACCATACCTGTTGCTGGGCCGGTCATTCCAATTTTTAGTTTTTTCTTGCTGACGATCATAAACAGCAATAATTACACAAGCCTGACACTCTGCGTTAGCGGCTAGCATGTCTCTGACAATTTTTCGTCGGCTTTTATAAAGCTCTTTAGTCTTTTCAGATCTATAGTTTAATCTTGTTTTAGACTTTAGAGGTGTCTTTGCCTGCAGGGGTGTTCTTTTTAACGAACTTGTGCCTCTTTTCAGGGGCGTCCTTTTCAAAGGCTTACCACGCTTCATCAGAAGGACCACTTTCCATCAGCAGCATCCCACAACCCAACATCGGCAGGGTCTACTGGTCGCTTGTACTGTAATTTTAACTTCTTATGCATTAAGATAGCGTCTTTTAAGAAACTAGATAGTTTGGCATCAGGTGTTTCTTCATTCAGGAAGATCAATCTATCCGCTTCAGCTAATCTTTTTTCCGCATGAAACTTGAACCTTTGCGACTTCTCAATTGTGGTCGCAATTGAACCAGCAGGATCATGCTCAAAGTCTTTATACTGTGCCCTTAACAATGCTGCCTCAGACTCAAGTTTATGTAGCCGCTCCTTAACGTTCTCAATTATTCGGACTAAAGTATCTCTCCAGCGATCTCTATTTTCTTTACTTCGCAATAACTCTTTCGTAGTTTCGTCAGCTTTGTTTTTGATATCTTCAGAAACCATTAAAGCAAATTCTGTCTCATCTATCATGTCGCATCTTTTCTCGCTCATACCGAACACAAAGTGTTCTAGCGTACCTTCCTGAGGGTCGTGCATCACAAAAAGCGCACCTAACATCTCCGTCATCAGATCGCCAAGCATGGCCATTGTCTTTTAATTGATTCATTTTAATTCCAAGCCGGGCATATTCTCTTAAAGCTACACCAATTGCAAAGCGGTCCAGTGCGTGTTTCAAAAACGCCAGTACTACAACTAGTAGTAACCTCTTCCCATGTCTTTCTAATCGTCGCCTTAACTGATGAAATTACCTTATCTGTAGGATGATACACCGCTACGCTAGGCGACTTCAAATAAATTAACTCAGCGTGTTTTGTTTCTAAACCAGTTTCTTGTTCTAATAAAATGCAATAGATCATTATTTGCATTTTCTTTTCCCACTCATACTGGGGGCGAGGTTTCTTACCTGTTTTATAATCAGATATAACCATCTTGTCGTCTTCCATGGTCCATCTATCAATGATTCCATAAATCGGCACACCGTCAATTTTACCATTCATACGTGCTTCAATTCCAGCAGCATCAAACGAAGTAGGGTCCTCTAACTCAAAATAGTTTTCAAGACACCAACGTGTTCTCCACCTAAAGGTGTTCTCATCGCAATCCACCTTATCAAGGCTTTTAAACTCGGCACGCCAAGTATCATCATACAGCTTTTTTGCGATACTGCCAGCCGCCTGCATTGTTCGTTCTGCTCTAGGGAGATGAAATAATTCCTCAAGAACTTCGTGGACATACGAACCAAGGATTTGCGGATCAGTGGACGGCTCAGGAAGCCTATCTAACTTCGCAAACTTATAGCGCATTGGGCATTGATTGAATGTCCCTATAGAACTCGGAGACATATATTCTGGCTCCGGATAAACTTTAAGATCAGTCATGCTAGCGCCTATTCGCTAGTATGAGTTTTAATAAACGCTAACATCTGGTCAAGCAACGAACGAGTAACGTTCTCTTGTGACCATTCTTTTCCTTCAGAAATATCGTTCCAATAAGACTTAGCTTTAGTAATTACCTCTTGGCTTTGACTGTTCAAAACATCACGCAACTTTTCAAAATGCTCAACTGAAATAGGTTGAGATGCCTGCTCTTCCATTAAATCAAGCGTAATGGATTCTTCACTTCTAGCCAGATAAATACCTACACCTAAATGCTGTGCAGCCTTTTTCAAAGCATCTGAAACAGCACCTTTAAGTTCGTCACCTAAATCTACAATGTCGCCGTTGCGAGTACGTTTTATTTTTTGCCCACCAACACCATCTTTAGTTACCGTAAGAGAAGGAGCACTGTCAGTCGGAACAAACGTTGCTACCAACCTAACATGAGCAGTTACAAACTCTGGATCAATTGTGTCTCTACCAACATGAACAATCTCATACGACCACATATCTACACCCAAAACTCGGTTCAACCTAGTAATGACTTCCGACACGGGTATGTATGTGAGGCTAGTGCCTCCCTTGCTTAACTGTCGTTCTACTTCTTTCGGAAACGGCTCCGATAACGCATTTAAAATATCACTCATGAATCTCTCCTTATAATCATGCTCTTTTTAGATGGGCCAACTTCACAATACTCATCAGCATCTATGTCAAGTTTCTTCAAAGCGCCCACACGCCAATAAGAAACAGCACCATACTTGAGTATCTCTTCCATCATTTCTTTTGCGGATTTAGTTACTTCTCCAGAATCCATGTCTATAGAAGATTCATAGATCCTTTGGGCTACGTCTTTAGTGAGAGATTCGTGGTCCCACGATTTACGAGGTGCCCCAGACTTTATCTCAATGGATGCACCATCAATAAGAATAGGTTCAGCAGTGTTACCTACAAAATCTCCAAGGTGTGTTTGTAGCTCGGAATACAAAAAAGAAATACGTGACTTGAGTAAATGTAAGTCCCCAAGAGACTGAAAAGAGTCCATAAGCTCATCATCAGTTATATTTGAATCTTCAAAGGTTTTCCCTTCATGACGGTTAGGTTTGGATTCGTCATAAAGAACCTTCTCAAGATTGTCACATTCAGATAGCAACTTCTTGATAATTTTATTTGATTTGCTCATTTTTCTCCATAATAAATAGTATGCTTATATTCTATAATTTTGTGACTAAAAAGTCAATCATTGTTTAAAATGTTTTCAATCACATCATCAATTGAACTCTCTGAAGGATCTGATTCAACCTTAAGAATGTCCATAATCGTTTCTAACATAGTTGCAAGTTTTTGCTTGGCCATAGCGTTAACTAAGCTACGCTCCACATCCTTATCACCAATGTCAACTCTTTCAAGGTCCTCTATAACTTGATCCACAACCATCAGGTCAATAAAATCTGAAACATAAGACTCCGCTAACCCAATAACCATATTCTTTTTATCCCAAAGAAGAACCTTAAAATCTTCAGTGCCTAACGCATGCTCATCAGCAGTTATAAACCTGATCGTTCCTACTTTATTTTGCAACACCGCTAAAGTGTCTGTATCATCATAATCCATCATACAGCCTCCTGAAGCCTGCGTAACTCAGGGCCGGTCTTCCCACCCCAAACACCAATATGAAGATTTTGACTTATAGCCATCTTCAAACAATCTTCACGATGCAGACATTCGTTCATACAAATTTGCTTAGCCGTATTACGGTCCTTCAACTCACTTGAAAAAAACAATCGGTCTTGTCCTCTGCACGGACTATCTTCAAACCAACTCGGTGACTTCAACATAAAAATATTGTATTGGACTTTTGTAAACAAGACAACCGAAAACTCCCCTTGACACAAAGAGGCAAAAATGATAATCTAGAACCAACGATAAAGGAGCAGATACCACCATAGACTGAAACCGGGATACCCCGATGACATAAAAGTTTACTGAAGGGTCGGTGGGTTAGACACGTTACGTTACTGGTGATTAGATAACTTGGACACGCCCTCATCAAAGAGTAAAGATTTGAATCGCACGATAAACTGGAGTAATGCACCGTAGTGGGTGTACCAGTCACTGCACGGAGAGCATCAAGACTTGAGATGAAGGGTCCGAACTTAGCAAGAGTCCACGCAGGTTCGGCACACGGGCTTCCAGAGCCATATCTGGGGAGTGTCGGCGCATTGAAAAAGATAGATGCGTTTGGGACCCAAGAAGTAAACAGATCTTAAATACTCTACTGGTTCTACCTCAAGCTTTGGTGTTGGTTACGCTACTACCACACGAAAGGGAGGAGAAGTATGCCCAATCACCCAGTAATGCGTTTAATCTGAACAGCATCCAGATAGACTGTAGCCGTGCCCCATTTCATTTCTACCTGTTCAATCTGTACACCGAAGTGAGAGGCTATAGCAGCTTGCGTTTTAAGGTCAGCAAGAGCGTCATACTCGCCTAAGTCTTGGGAAACGATTACGGTTGGCTTATTTGAGCTTTCTTCAAGGCAGGCTTTGCACGAAACTCGTTCTTCACCGATCTTAGGTTTTCGCACACGGTCCATAGAGTGACCACACTCCAACTGAACGTGCCATTTAGTCTCTCCGTACTCTCCTATTTTTACTCCGCCTTCAATCAATCGGCGTGGTCCTCGTTTATCTGCCATACCATTATTTTAAACGAATTTGGGCATTTAATCCATCGGTCCCCCTTGACCTGAGGCTCGCAAAACCCTAGAATATGTGTATGAGTAAAGAAAAACTTTTAGAAGAGGCCTTAGGCCAAATAGAAAAACAATTCGGAGCCGGATCAATCATGAGACTTGGCGATGCTTCCTCAATGGAGGTTGAGACTTTGTCTACTGGGTCAATTGCGCTTGATATAGCGCTCGGCGTAGGAGGACTGCCAAAAGGGCGGGTCACTGAAATATACGGACCAGAGTCGTCAGGAAAAACTACCTTAGCTTTGCATGTCATTGCAGAGGCTCAAAAACTAGGTGGTTCGTGCGCCTTTATTGATGCAGAGCACGCACTTGACCCAATTTACGCAGGAGCAATTGGCTGTGATGTTGACAATCTGCTTGTAAGTCAGCCTGACACGGGTGAACAAGCGCTCACCATTACAAATAAATTAATTGAGTCAGGTGCCTTAGATGTAATCGTTGTTGACTCCGTTGCTGCATTAACACCCGCCAAAGAAATTGAGGGAGAAATGGGCGACAGTTTCGTAGGGCTGCATGCTAGGCTGATGTCGCAAGCCATGCGTAAAATCGTAGGCAACTTAAACAATTCAAAAACTATTTTAATTATGATTAATCAAATTCGTGAAAAAATTGGAGTAATGTTTGGGTCTCCTGAAACAACAACAGGCGGACGAGCATTGAAATTTTATTCATCTGTTAGATTAGATATTCGTAGAATAGAAACGCTTAAAGCAGACGGTGAAGCCTCTGGAAATAAAACAAGAGTAAAAGTTGTAAAAAATAAAGTCGCTCCACCTTTCCGACAAGCTGAGTTTGAAATAACTTATGGTGAAGGAATAAGCCGAACTGGTGACATTGTTGACATTGGGGCAGATCTAAACATCTTAGATAAAAAAGGTGCGTGGTATGCTTACAATGGGGAAAACATAGGTCAGGGTAGAGTTAACACAAAAGCATTCCTTGACGACAATCCCGAAATTCGTGAGGAAATAGCTCAAAAGATCTACGACACCATGTAGAGAAAAACCCCGCTCTCCGAAGAAAGCGGGGTAAGTCCCTCGGCGAAACTCAAGGCAAGGACAAAAGGAGCTTAAACCTCACCCGAAGAATCGGCGAATTAATTTTTAGTATACCGATCTTTTGCAGTGCAAGTCAACCAGTATAACGGCTATCAGCTACCAATATTGGTAGAACCGGGATCTCCAACTTTTGTTGATGCCCAGCTTTTTACGACTGATAGGCCAGCGCCAACAGCAGCCGCTAAAGCACCTTTCGCAGAACTTAAGTCAGTTACTACGAAAACAGCCAAAAACGATTGCACAAATGTGGCAACTGATTTTTCAATCATCTGTTTCATAACAGGGTTCATATTTGTATCTCCTTATAGGGGAAGTTAAAACAGAGGGGTTTATCCCTCAATAATAGTCTATAAGGTAGATATACCCAATCAATGTTCCTTTTATACAATGTAATTTTATCTAAGATTTACTTCTTGTTTACGGTAGTGGACCCTGAGAAAGCTGCATCCAACTCTTCACGGGTCAAGACACCATCATCAGCGAAAGCAATAGCAATCTTTTGTAGGACTTGTGCCACGGCTGCAACCCCACTAAGGATTGCGGCTTTATGAACAGGAATATCTCCTATCATACTGGCTCCGCCAATTATTGCCATACACTGTATTCCGAAAACGCTTAATATGCGTAAAAGGGTATTACCGAACAACGCTAGTGAACTATTCATCTTTTGTCATACTCCTGTGATCAATTGCGGTACCGATAAGGTGTAATACCAGTCCTGCAATGCTTATTATTATACCTTGTCTTAACAAGGACGAACTGAGAGTGATGAGGACGAGGCCCGTTCCAGCTAAGGTGAAGCCAAGCGTAAAACACTCTTTTAGCAAACGTTTAATGTAGCTCATGGTTACTTTCTCCTCCTTCCAAACCTTCTTGATTTCTTGGGTGCGACATCTCCCCCTCCTGATGACACGTCAACTGATGGTCCTGAAGCAGCAGGTGCTGATGCCGCTGGGCCAGATGGTGCTGGCGACGGACCGGATGGTGGAGGTGTCGGTGTTGCAGGTGGAGGAGGCGGCAGTGGTGTCGGCGGAGCAGGTCGGGCTGCTGCTGCCGCAACGGTGGCTGTAGCAGCCGCCGCAACAATAACACGCCTATCTTCGGTGTCAATGTTTGAACCCGCAGCAACGTATTCGTTATAAGCTTCGTCTTCAAAGATATTCACCTCTTCCTCAAATTCCTCCTTTACGGAGTCATCCGCTTCATTCACTGCATCAACAATTATTGCAATAGCTCCTTCGTTTTCTTCAATAAGCGTTTCAAATGCTTCTTCATCTTCAAATAAGTCTTGGATTTCTTCTTCAGTTACCTCGCCGTCAACAACGTCAAGGAAGTCTTCAGCCAACTCTTCATCTAATTCATCAAGGGCTTCAATGATTTTTTCTTCGGCGTCGTCAACCTCAGAAAGATCAACGTCTTCAATGTCAATACCAAGACTGTTAAGTTCCAACGCTAGTTCTTCATCTTCTTCTGCTACTTCAAACTCTTCAAAGAATTCTTCACTGCTAAGTTCCTCACCTGTTTCTTCATCAACAAACGAGAACTCAACCTCTTCTCCGTCAATCAAAACTCTTTCTACGGGCACATCTGGGTCTAGTGGGTCAGGGTCAACATCGTCAGTAAATCCATCATCGTCACAGTCCTCTATAAACTCGCAGCCAAATTCCTCTTCTGCGTCAAAGACCCCATCTTCGTCGCTATCAACGGTCAAAAACGGAGAGTCTGGGTCAAGTGGATCAATGTCTTGAAAGTCCTCAATGCCGTCAAAGTCGCAGTCAGGATTTTCAATACATTGCTCAAATTCTTCTTGGTCAAACACCAAGTCCCCATCAGAGTCAATTGTTAAAAAAGGAACATCTGGATCAAAATCATCAGGGTCGTCAAAGTCAAAAGTTCCGTCAAAGTCACAGTCTACAAGATCCTCACAACCAAACTCTTCTCCTCTGTCAAACACAAAGTCGCCGTCTGAGTCTATCGTCCACACAGGAATGTCCGGCTCGTAATCATCTGGGTCTTCCAAGTCGCCAGTACCGTCGTCGTCACAGTCTATATCCCAAACACAGCCTGCTTCTTCACCTCTATCAAAAACACCGTCACCGTCATTATCTATTGTCCACACTGGTACGTCAGGTTCGTAGTCATCAGGGTCCTCAAGGTCACCTGTACCGTCACCGTCACAGTCTGGTGTAAGCTCACACCCTTCTTCTTCGCCCTTATCAAACTCGCCATCACCATCGTTGTCTATAGTCCATACGGGTACGTCAGCGTCGTGATCGTCTGGATCGTCAAAGTCTCCTGTACCGTCAAAATCGCAGTCAACAAAGAATCGGCATTCAACTATTTCTCCAGTTTGTAAGTCTTCACCATTTTCTTCTTCGGCATCAAACACTCCATCACCGTCAGTGTCTACAGTTAGAACTGGGACATCAGGATCTAAGTCGTCAATATCGTGGAAATCATCAGTTCCGTCGTCATCGCAATCAGTGTCGTCAATACAGCCTTCTGTTTCTTCTTGATCAAAGACGCCATCTCCATCTGTATCTACTGTAAGGTTGGGTACATCAGGATCTAAATCATCGGTATCCTGAAGATCGCCTGTACCGTCATCATCACAATCTTCGTCGTCCTCACACCCCTCTGTTTCTTCTGCATCAAAAACTCCATCATCGTCAGTATCTACTGTTAACACAGGAACATCTGGGTCAGCGTCGTCAGGGTCTTGTGCATCATTGGTTCCGTCACCGTCACAATCTACGTTGTCTCCACAACCATCTTCTTCTTCAGCGTCAAAGACGCCATCACCATCAGTGTCAACCGTAAGGACAGGAACATCTGGGTCTAAATCGTCAGTGTCTTCCAAGTCACCAGTACCATCATCGTCGCAGTCAATATCGTTGATACACCCTTCAGTTTCGTCAGGGTCCATGACCCCATCACCGTCAGTATCTGAAGGGCCTATCTCTAAACTAACCTGAGTAGACCAGCCGGAATAAAACCCAAGGGTATCATTATCAGACCTTACATCAAAAACATAAGTTTCACCAAGGCCGCCCGTAGATTCAAAAGAAGAATACGGTATAGTTATCTCGGTATTTAGAGCATTCGCATCACCCACGTTACCAGTGGAAACACCCCAACCAGCATTAGGAGGAATGCGCCAAGAGATTGCATAACGCTCTACAGGTATGATTCCTGTATTTGGAGCATCCCAATCTAAAGTAATTGAATTCCCACTATCAGTTATAGTCAGGTTCATCGGAGGGCCGACCTGAACGGTTTCAGAAATGTTTAAATCAGTTACAATTGTGTAATCCAGATCACCCCAGTCTTGAGTGTACTCCGGATTCCCAGTTCCACCGTTGACAGTGCTACCGGAGTTTTCGTCCCAATAACCTGCACGTATTCTGTACACGCCCTCATCAAGAGTGGTAACTATTTTTGAACTAACACACTGTGTTTGCTCGTCGTGCCCAGCGTCATCATCTTCAGTTAAGTATGTATCTTGCCCATTTGGATTGTATTCATACAAAAATAAGTACGGATCGGTTCCCGTAGTCTCCCAATCAATTGAGCTACAAGACTGGTCAGAGTTTCCGTAAATAGTTACCTCTTGAGTTGAGTCTAAGTAAAAGTACCAATCCGAAAGATCATCTACTTGATATGTTGCGGCGTAAGCCGTAGCGGGGGCAAGTAAGGCAAGTAAAAATACCCAAACTATGCAGCCCTTAGCGGCTCTTTTAAAAAATTTAGACAATTTTGCCCCAATACACAAGTAGCACCTACCAATATTGTACCTACTGGCATTGGGTTGCAAAGTAAGGTACAATAACATCATGGGAAATTTATTGAATTACAAAGGAACTATACAGGTTAGGCCAACATGGATCACCGATTCACACCTTGTTGCTAGGCAATCTGAAGGTAGCCCAAAACTTGTTCTAGGTGTTACTGGCGCAAAGACTGTTGCTGGCTCGTTTGCAGATTACGAAGAAAGAAGACTATGTCCTCACGCAACGTATGATGCGGAGACCGACACGCTGTATCAACACTTACCTACTGACAAAAAGGCGCTTATAGTTGATGACCATTTACCTAAATCTCCAGCATCAATTGGAACTTCATTTTGGGTTCTAGTTGTAGGTTTAGAAGCGCATCCAATGCCTCAAAAAAATCTTGAAGCAACTGCAAAAATGATTAAAAAGTTAACAGACGAACTTGATGTGCCTCTACAATTTGGCGAGTTTCTTTCACATGGAGTAGCCATGCACAGCAGGATTTTATCCTATGTTGATTGGCCAAAAACTACCGGAGTAATTTCTTCTACAGTTACACCAAACTCACAGTTTGCTTCATTTCTTCCAGAAGAAGCAAACGAAATGCAAATTGTTCTAAAACTCAAAAAGTCAACAAAGGTTCCAACCCCAGATGAAATAGAAATAGTTCAGCCTGCTCCTAAAAAAGAAGCAGTCAAAAAAGAAGCAGTCAAAGAAGAAGCAGTTGCAGAAGAGCCTGAAAAACCATCAAAAAGCGTAGAAGAATCTCTAGCCGAGATGGTTGAAAGCAAACCAAAGAAAGCTCCAGCAAAGAAAAAGGCTCCAGCAAAAAAGAAAGAAGAGCCTAAGGAAGAAACTCCTGAAGAAGACGCTCCTGCTGAGTAGCTAATCTAAAACTTGATTTTTGTTCACGGATGATGTAAAATACTAACATGCCACGTTACACATACCAGTTCATTGACACAGAAGAAACTATTGAAGTCTATCAGTCTATATCCGAAGACACCCTTACTGAAATAGCTCACCCAGAAACCGAAGAACTAATGCCTGTTAAAAAAGTGTTTTCTGCTCCAGCAATAAGTGGTTTCACGCCTACTCCTGCGACAGTAGCCCCCACACACAGAACTGACCGATCGTCTCTTTGGAACTCTGCACAATACGAGTAGTATATCCTCATGGGGAATATTATTTTTAGACATGGCACGATGGCGTCAGGAAAAACCACGCTTCTCCTGCAAACACACTTCAACTTAAACGAAGCATTTCCGGGTCAAGTCATGCTTCTAAACAAACACGACCGATGCGGTAATAATATTTGTAGTTCCCGAACAGGTGTGTCTCAATTAGCTACCACCGTTGAAGACGATGCTATCATTGCTGACCTAGTTGAATCATACGAAAAAGAAAAAAATCTTTCTGTGTCTTGTATACTTGCAGACGAAATACAATTCTTTTCAGAAGAACAAGTTGAGGCGCTAGCCATATTAGCAGACACTCGTGACATCCACATACAACTATTTGGATTGCTCACCTCTTACAAAGGACAAATTTTTCCAGCTTCACGTAGAGCGTTAGAACTTGCTGACGAAATAAAACAAATAAAAAATGGAAAACGATGTTGGTGCGGAACTCCTGCAACCCACAACGCTTTATTTGTCGGTGGGCGTAGGGCGTACCATGGAGAAGATACAATTGTTGACAACAACTCTGTCATTGACTACCAAGTTGTATGTAGAAAACATTTTATGTCAAATGGTAGCGCTGAACAAAATCTTCCTCTTACCTGAGAAAGTACCTACTTTTTCTTCTATAGCTTCTATCTCAAGAGTTTCAAAAAGTACTGAAGCCATATCGGTCATGTCATCATAACCCTGTACATCATCTTCTTCAATTCCCGCTAAATCTAAAAGTACGGAAACAATTCCATCGTATAAAGTCATTTGTTCTACTGCTAAATCTTTACCCATATTGTTATTGTAATACAGCCCTAGAAAAAAATCAAGCCCCAACCCTTGACAAGACTCTACAGATTTGCTATTGTATAAATATCTGCAAGATACTTATGGATAGGAGACTAATATGGGAAACGCAGACACAGCAATTACAGGAAATATCACCGCTGATCCAGAGTTGAAATACTCAAATAACGGAAACGCACGATTGGCCTTTTCAGTGGCATCAGAGCGACGTTATCAGGTTAACGGTGAATGGACGGGAGACACGTCATTTTTCAATGTCGTAGCTTGGAGAAAGACCGCAGAAGACGCTGCTGGAATTCTTGAAAAAGGACTACCAGTTATCGTTAAAGGTCGTCTTGAGCAACGCTCATGGGAAGATAAAGAGACAGGTCAAAAACGTTCAACGGTTGAAGTCGTTGCAGACTCAATCGCAGTAAATGTCTATGGTCTTGAAGATATCACCAGACGTCAAAAGTCAGGTGATGGATCGTACAGCAAAACGCCTGCAAAGGCATCGGCTGCACCTTCTTCTGACCCTTTTGAAGATTTTTAATCATCACTAGGCGAAAGGATAACAATGGTCGGCCCCCCGAAAGGGGGGTCACCAAAGTTACACACTTGACTTTTAGATTCAAAAGGAGTATCATTTAGTCATGGACAAAGAAGAGTGCATGAAGGCTACCCAATTACTTAGTGTTAGCTGGAACATGCCTTTAGACCAATCATCAATAAACATTCGCACAATGGGTTACTGGGAGTACCTTCAGGACCTTCCCTACAACGAAGTAAAAACAACCATTAAAAGCCTCGCCCTATCTGGGAAACGATGGGCCCCAAGACCGGCTGAACTACGGATAAACACGTTAGCCAAAATTCGTGGAGACGAACTTCCACCAGAGCCAGAAGAAGCATGGACTGTGCTTCAAGCAATTGGACAAAAGATTTACAGCGGAACCTACGATTACGACAAGCCACATCCAGTGTTGGCAGACACTATGCGTCGCTTAGGTTCAAGCGCAACAAGTTTAACAACAAACTCTGACCGTGCAATGTTCACATCATTGTATGAAAAAGTTAGAGAAGAATACATTCTAAACAACTACGGAGGTGCATCAGATGAAACCAATTGATAATGTACTATCCAGACTAGATCACAAAGAGTCAGGTAAAAACCAGTGGGACGCAAGGTGCCCATGTAGAAACGATGACGAAAATCCCTCGCTACGTGTAGCGGTAGGAAAACAAGAGCAAGTCTTGATACATTGCCAACGAGGCGGTGGGTGCTCCGCATCAGAAGTATGCGAATCCATAGGGTTGTCACTATCAGACTTATTTCCGAAAGAATCAAAACGCATGCCGAGCAAAAAGCCAGATTTAACTTTACAAGACACATACAAATACTATGACGAAGACGGTAATAAGGTCATGGAAGTTTTGCGTTTCATAGATGACAGCGGCAAAAAAACATTTCGTCAAAGAAAGCCGTCAGAAAACGGTGGATGGGACTGGTCAACATCAGGCATAACGAAACCACTATACAGACTGCCACAGGTCATTGCCGCAAAAGAAGAAGGCAAACCCATCTACATTGTAGAAGGTGAAAAAGACGTACACTCACTAGAAGCGATTGGAAAAGTTGCCACTACCAATCCGGGCGGTGCAGGCGGTGAAGGTCAAAACAAATGGATGGACCATCACACCCAAACACTCGCAGGGGCAAACGTAATAATTATATGCGATAACGACGACGCTGGATATCTACACGCAAGAGCAGTATACAACGACCTTATAAAAGTCGGTGCCACCGTAAGAGTATATAAGCCCGGAAAATACAATGACATAAGTGACCTATTAGAAGACGGTGGGGAAATACCACAATCCCTAATACCCTTTGACGCAGAAGCGCCAGAAGAAGTTACCACCAATCCAACTAACAGGCCAGAAGTAGACAAGTTAATAAAAGATCTACACGAAATAGGAAACAAAGAAGACATAACAGACGAAGCTTTACTAGCGCAAGTAAACGCACGAATGGACTCATTCATAGGCAACGTTCGTCACGAATACAAAGACGCAGGGACACTCGTAGAATGGAGCCCATTCCTAGAAAAAGACGTTGACCTTTCCTACGACTGGGTAATCCCAAACGTGTTAGAGAGACAAGAACGAGTCATCGTAGTTGCGGCAGAAGGAGCCGGTAAAACCACGCTCGCTCGCCAAGTAGCACTACTGTCGTCAGCAGGCATACACCCATTCAAACGAAACGCAATAAAGCCAGTACGGACACTAATGATAGACTTAGAAAACCCAGAACGAATCATTCAACGTACCGCAAGAAGAATCTACGAAAAGATTAAATGGCATGACAAGCACAAAGACATGGACGCACACCTATGGATGAAGCCGGACGGTGTGAACCTGTTAAAGCCAGAAGATAGAGCAGCGATAGAAGAACAAGTAGCAGCAATAAAACCAGACATACTATTCTTCGGTCCGCTCTACAAAGCATTCATAGACCCCGGCGGTAGAACAGCCGAATCAGTATCAATTGAAATAGCAAGATTCCTTGACTACCTAAGAGTAACATACGACTGTGCGCTATGGATAGAACACCACGCCCCACTAGGGTCAGGTGGACAACGAGACCTACGACCATTCGGATCGGCAGTATGGTCAAGATGGTCAGAGTTCGGTATCGCTCTAGCACCCGACCCAACAGACCCAGAACTAATACAGTTCAAACACTACAGAGGTCAACGAGAAGCAAGAGAATGGCCAGAGCTATGCAAACGAGGAGACACATGGCCATTTGAGGTAGTAGAATTCGCACAATATCAAAACTACCAGCAAACAGAAAACGAACCGCAAACTTCAGATGAAAACATAGAGTTTGAAGAAGATGACGGAATCTGGGGTTGACAAGAAAGCTATAATTTGCTAGGCTAACAGTATCGCCCCAATACACAAATAGCACCTAAAATATTTGAGTATAGCGATTGCTGACCCCCAACTAGTTTGGGGGTTAGTTCATATAAGGAGCAAAATGATAGACATATTTTACAACAAACATTACGTCGCTGCACAAGAGTCATTTGACACCACACGAAAAAGCGCAGACATCGCCGCCAAACTAGGACTAGACAACGTAATGGACCCCAAACACGCCGTAAATCTAGCCATACACGGAATACACGAAGCCCACTCAGAAGAATACGTACAAAGCCTAATCACAGGTGACCCAAAATGGCTAGCAGCATCAAACGGCTTTGACTGGGACGAAGGCATATGGAAAATGGCCGCCAACAGCACCGCCGGAATACTAGCCGCATGCGAAAGCGTAATAAGCGCCATGAGTAAACTCCCAAGAGAAAACTGGTACCCACACCTCATAGCAGGAAGCCTCTCATCAGGACTCCACCACGCCAAAACAGACCAAGGAGACGGATACTGCACCGTAAACGGACTCGCAGTAGCAGCAAACCTACTAAAAGACCAAAACATCGTAATACTAGACTTTGACGCACACTGCGGAGGAGGAACCGTAAGCATGCTAAGAGACCTAAAAATAGACGACCGAGTACACCAATACGACATCTCAACAAACATGTTTGACAGCTACGAAGCCGACGACACACACCACATAACAATAGCCACAACAGACGAAGAATACCTAACCGACGTAGAAACAACACTAGCCTACTTCGTAGACTGGGACAACACAGACCTCATATTATACAATGCAGGAGTAGACCCATACCCAGAAATATCACACGACACCCTACAAAAACGAGACGAACTAGTCTTCAACAAAACCATGAAACAAGGAACACCCTGCGTATTCGTACTAGCAGGAGGCTACACACAATCACAAACAGCAGAAAGCCTAGCAGAAAGTCACCTAAACACAATAAACGCAGCCAACAAGGCTATAGAAAACTACGCCCACTTCTAACATGAAAAAAATATACCTAAAAGACACCCACATAATACTAGACACCCCCTACAACCCAGACGAAATACAAGCACTCAAAGACAGCTTCCCAACAGCACGATGGGACAAAATAAACAAAGTCTGGCGCATCCCAGTATCCGAAACAACACAACTAATAGAATTCTGCCAAGCGTGGGGAATCAACATAGACAACGACCTCATCAAACTACAAATACCCCACCACCCAATCGGCAAACCCTCCATAAAACTAAAAACCGACAAACTCATAGTCACCCTCCCCTACGAAACCCTCAAAGTAGACCAACTCAAAAACATCGCCGGAATCAAATGGGACACAGCCACCAAAAAATGGATCGCCCCAAAAACAAGCATACACGACATCATAGACTGGGCAAACAAATTTGACATACCCATACCAGAACACATACAAGAACACGCCGACATAGAAAAACAACACGACCAACACGCCATCAACCTAAGCAAAGCAACAGACGCAAACATACACATACCCAAACTAAAACTAAACCTCTACCCCTACCAAAAAGCAGGAGTAGCATACGCCGCCGACAAACAACGAACATTCATCGCCGACGAAATGGGACTAGGCAAATCACTCCAATCCCTAGCCGTCACAGAACACACCAACCAATACCCAGCACTCATCGTATGCCCATCAAGCCTACAACACGACTGGGAAAACAAAATCAAAGAAGCACTACCCCACAGAACAACCACCCACATACAAGGACGCAAAGAAACCCCACAAACCCAAACCGACTACACCATAATCGGCTACCCAAACCTAAACCACCACAAAACAGGACTAACAAACAACAACTACCAAACACTCATCCTAGACGAATCACACTACTGCAAAAACAGAACCGCACAACGCACAAAAGCAGCAAAACACATCGCCAAAAACATACCCAAAACCGGAAACATCCTACTACTCACAGGAACACCAATAACAAACCGACCAGCAGAATACGCACCCCAACTAGAAATCATCGGACAACTAGAAAAACTAGGAGGACTCTGGAACTTCTACAAACGCTACTGCGGAGCCTACAGAGACCAATGGGGACACTGGCAAACACACGGAGCCAGCAACCTACCAGAACTCCACAACAACCTACGCAAAACCTGCTACATCAGAAGAGAAAAAGAAGACGTCCTACCAGACCTACCACCAATCACATACAACACCATACACGCAACCCTAGACAACAAACACAAAAAACAATACAACCAAGCCCTACACGACCTCCAAGAATGGTACAAAGCACAATGCGAACAACTCGCCATCCAAGAAGGACGAAACCCCGACGCCGCCAGAATACAAGCACACTTCGCCGCACAAAACAACGAAACCCTCATCCAACTAACCGCCCTACGACAAATAACCGCACACGCCAAAATACAACAAGCAATAGAATGGATAAACAACGCCAACGAACAAGGACTAAAAATCGTCATCGCCGCCCACCACCGAGAAATAGTACAAACCATAGCAAACGAAACCGGAGGACTCAAAATAATAGGCGGCCAAAACCCCAAAGAAACCGAAACCGCAAAACACAAATTCACAACCGACCCCAAACACATGAACATCACAATCAGCATAACAGCAGCCGCACACGGACACACCCTCAACGCAGCCCACAACATGCTAATAATAGAACCCCCATGGACACCCGCCCACTACCAACAAACAACAGCAAGAATACACAGAATCGGACAAACCCAACCCGTAACAATCCACAACCTCATAATCCCCGGAACCATAGACACCCACGTACACAACACAATACAAACAAAAATCCACAACACCCACAAAGCAATAACAGACAAACCCGACCCCACAAAACTAATCAACGCCCTAACACCACTCACATAACACAAAGTGAAAAACCCCACATAATACAATCCGCAACCCACAACCCAAAAATATGGTGTGTAGCTGCCCTCGTATGGTAGCCGACGTCAAAAAGTCCCGCAACTTTGTGAAAAGTTTCACAAACTATGTTAGGTCGGCTTAACATGAAGTGTTGGGATAACGAACGTTATCTGTTAGGTTCGCTTAACATCTATGTTACTAGTCGGTAACTTGCATGTTAGGTGTGCTTAACATTTTTTGTTAGTTAAGTTTACTTTACGTTTAGTGTTAGGTCAGCCTAACGGCTAATGTTCGTTTAGCGTACACCGAGTGTTAGGCGTTCTGTACGGCTGATGATAGGTCCAGTTTATACCGAATGTTAAGCGAGTAGCCTTTGTGAAACGATTCACAATCCGAAAGGCATTGCTTGTCCCCACTCTCATCTTATCACATTTGTTTGAACTTTGCAACATTTGTTCGGAAAAGTTTTGCGCCCGAACAGGCGAGTGCACGGCGAGTGCCCTACCCTACCCCACGCACATAAGCCCCGTTCATATCATACATACAACACACACTACACATACAGTCACAACCATCGTACCCTTCCGTCATCGCCATCATGTCATCACCCCACTCGTCTTCGCATCTCCCCTCCTCTCAAACAATCGTCAAAACATCGGGGCTTTTTACCAACATACCATCACCCCCTCATCTCTAACTCGTTCACTAACGGGACTCATAACACATATACGTACACCATCAACATCGTCAGCCATCGCTTCGCACGTCACATGCACATACACATATCACACCAACATATCACACAAACATGATGACAAATCATCAACAACATCAAACATCATCAACATCATCGCAATAAAGTACGATATTCAAACACCAGTATACCATCAACTATTCACATATGCAACCCGTGAACCAAAAGAAATTAACAAAAACATCATCACTTTTAACAACTTCCCAAATACTATCCCAAACTATTAACACAAATATGTCACTATATGTTGCAATTAGTCTCAATACTTGGTATACTGATAACGTTATCTCCATCATCTCTTAGCAACATGTCATCATCGCATCATCGCATGACGGAATACGCATCATCACTCATCGCCTCCATCTCCTCCTGCCCTTCACTTTCTCAAACTTTCGCTCCGCCATAGGCGAGTGTAAGGCGAGTGTATACATAGAAGAATACCCCCACCTATACAGATGAGGGTATTCTCCCATGTGTTAGAGAGTAACTAGGTCTTATGCCTATCTCACTACGTAGTACCATCGTACTCTCTAAGTTCTATTTAGTTGTGTTCAGCTCCAAGTGAACTTAGTTGCATCAACAACTATCTTCTCCGGATTGTCTACAAACTTGTAGATTGGTTTAGTCAAACATAAGCGTAAGCCTCTGTTCTCTAACTCTAATACGTCTATTGCTTCTTCTAAGTTATCCATAAGTATCAGCATATCACGTAGCCGACTACTTGTCAAGTACTAAATCACAAACAGCCTTCTCTATCATGCCCGAAGATGTAGAGAACATAGCATAGTTCCAAGTTCTAGCAAAGTGTCCTGACTTCCAACACTCCCATTGGAACCCTAGCCATAAGTCCATACGTTCCGACTTGTTCATAGACCGCCACTTAGCCAATGCTTCCTTACGCCGAGACATGCGACCTGCCTTCACTAAGCAGTATAATCTCCCTCATATCGTAGTGCTCTTGCCAATCGGAATCACACACTTTACATGTAACCGTGCGATACCCGAACACACCGTGTTCATCATAATCTTGAATGAACGTACTGTGTATCTTACGCCCAATGTCTCCACACTTAGGACACTTGTGCCCAACGTGCTCATCAGGTTGTATATTAGTCTTGTATGTGTTACTGTCTGTAATAATCATACCCCCACTATATCACAGTTCATCACATTTGTCAAGTCCAAATGAGCTAAGCCCCGCTTATACCAAATATAGTGTAAAAAGAGTGTAAAAAGGTTGATTATCGTAAAAAGTATGAGTATAATGGAAAGACTGCACTGTGCAACATTTCTGTCAAAGTTTTGCGAACCCGCTACAGTTTGGAACGACATTACTTCACTTTTGCTGTTCAGAGATGACTTAACGATTGACATAGATGTTGAAAAGTTGAACGCTACCGAAGCCCCGCCATTAGACTTCATCTCAATAAACGAAATCACACATATACGGGACTATTAGACACTTTAACGAAGCACCGCCCCCGCACAAGGCGAGTGTAAGGCGAGTAGTTATCCACAAGATGTGCACAAACTGTGCATAACACACATGTCACAGTAATGACTTGACACTTCAGATAAACTATGCTATACTGGAGTACATGAAAGAAATACTACACCCATACTACATCGGAATACGAATCATATCCGATAAAGTCGGAATAGACTATTGGGATATTGACCGTAAGCGAGTACGAGAGTACATACGTCACGAGTGCAAACCGTGTAGCAGATTTTGGTTCGGTTCACCGTGTAGATTCATTAGAAGAATTGACTTAATAGTTCACGTGTACTTACCAAACATGATTGAGGAAAAGTACCCCGAATTAGGAATTTACCTACGAACAACGAGTCCAAGATGGGGCAAGAACTGGAGAAAGTGGTAAAGTTTTTACGCTTTCTTCAGCCCCTCAAACTTTAGCCCCCCACATAGGCGAGTACCTACCCTAGTAGAGATACTCCTTTACCTAGTAGTCAGCCTATCCACTACTTAGTGTACTACCTACTACCTAACAGAAACTTTGTCCACAACCGCACGTCTTTTGTGCCTTGTTGTTAGTTATCTTAAACCCTGACTCATCTAATCCATTGCGATAGTCAAGAGTAGCGCCAGTCAAGAGCCCCGCACTTACAGTATCAGCAATAACCTTAACATCACCGAATGACCGCTCTGTGTCATCAGCCCCTTTCACATCAAAGAACATTTCGTAGTTGAAACCTGCGCAACCGCCGGGACGTACACCCACTCTTAATGCGAGCGAATCATCATCTTCTTCTTGTAAAAGTTGGGCTACTTTTGCGGAAGCCGAGTCAGTCAGTGTTATCATTTTTTATCTTTTTTTCTTGACTTTTGTTTGCGTTCACGATAATCTTCTTGTATAATGGAAGCCCAGTGACTAACCCAATCACTAGTATTGCGTGCATTATGAAGTTGGGCTAACCATGCTTTTTCCTTTTCTTCATCTGCGTACATGCTTTTAGTCTAGCACAAACCCCGCCCAAAAAACACCTCAAAAATCTTTCATTATAGAAGCCCCGCCGCAAAAATTTCCAAACGAATCCGAACCGCCAATCCATTCCAACCCAAATGCGGGACATCTACACATACAAAAAAATAACCCCTACCGAAGTAGAGGCTACTTTCCGAAAGTGCTATGGTAGCACTCCTTATCCGCTTGCCGTATGGACTAGTCCACGTTGTGAGAAACGAATCCAACTCACACGCTTTATAACGTATATTGGCTGTTATTACCACTCAATCCAGTGCAATTCTTTCAGCCTCACTGGGGGTAATACCTATGATAGCACATAGGCACGTACTTGTCAAGTTAATACGAAACATCCTCAATCATAACATCTTGGAGGTCATGCGCATTAACGTCAAAACCATATGAGTTTAGCAATTCTTCCGCTCCTGCTAGCACCATTGAATTTCCTAACTGACTCTCACCATCGGCGTTTTCTGCCAGCAACTGCTCACCTGTTCCTTCGGGCATTATCACACCGACTCCGATGACTGCCGTTCTAAAAACAAACGTAACGTTGAACTGTTCTTTTTGTTCTGCTTCTTTTATTTCAGTATCCATAGTACCAGTATAGCACACCTGACTCAACTTGTCAAGCCGAAGCCCCGCTAATCCAATAGCTATGCGGGGCTTTTACACATATACACAAAAAAGACCACCCCTTAGGGGGGTGGACTGTAGTCACTGTGTGGTTCTGTTGCCACGCCTCACACAAAGCGCCGAGTCTGACTCGCTATTCAGTGGCTAGAGCCTCTGCCTCTTGCAGACATTCCTCTTCATAGAGTTCATCTGCTTGAGCGTAGAGTTCATCTATCCCCTCCCACAAACGCTCAACGTCGTCGTGGGGAGGAATGAGACGGCTACCGTAGACCTCCTTGTGCGTATCAGAATACATCTGACGTGCAAACTCAAGTTCGCTAGGGTAGTGGTCTTGCCACCTCCACTCTTCTGTCATTAATCACCTCCTTCAAGGGTTGGTCGGTCAGAACCCCACTAT